CGTAATGCATACAGCACTAAGAATATGAAGGACAGCAGTATATGGACAGAAGCATCTAAGCTTATGAGTAGCCCTAAGGTCTCCCAAAGGGTAAAGCAGGGATTAAGGCGTAAGAGTGAGTATGCTTCAACTACAGGGCTCTCTCTAAGACAGATGATACTGGAACAGCTACAGAAAGAAGCATTGAATACAGAGAACAATGAAGCATCTAGGATTAGAGCATTGGAACTGCTAGGTAAAGTATCAGAGGTGGCACTGTTCACAGAAAGGCTAGAGACAACAACAAGCAACAAGTCATCAGATGAGATTAAGCTAGAACTGGAACAAAAAATACAATCAATGTTTAACAAAGCCTAGCGATACAACAAACAGCACTCACTGTTGTATTAATAAGTAAGTACTCACTATCACTGGAAACCGCATTATAGGTGTGCTTGACCCCACCCACCCCGACCCCCCGCATATAAAAAAAATTGTGTGTCTAGGGTACATACTATTTTGCACATATAATTCTGTAATTTTCATAGGGGGTACCCCTTTTTTTATTTCCGGCTAACTTACATATTGCGTTTTTATAGGAATGTTCGTATAATGTTCTAGGGTCCCATACGGGGGGGTAAATATATTATGACAAGTAAACAATTAAAACTTTTAGAAACCATAGAAGAATACTGGAAAGAGTTTGGCTGCGGTCCTAGTCTTGATGCTTTAGCTGATGCTTTAGGTTTGTCCTCTAAGAGCACTATACACGCTATGATACATAGACTTAAAGATGGTGGTTGGGTTACTATGCAGCCTAATAGATGGCGTACAGTGATGAGCACTAGAAACAGTCCTTTTAAAAATGTTGAAAAAACTATTGACGAATCTGTGAAGATATGAAACCATGTTCATAATAGGGTATATTGCCCCTAGTGATTTACTAAAGAGTAATACACTAGATTTTAGTTTATATAGTATTATTACTAGAGCTAGTAATATACTAGGAAGTTTTGCGGTATCTTTAAATGTTATTCATAATTACCTCCTCTACTACATACTTACTCCAGTAGATACTAAAGGTACCGCAATTTATGTTTGATATTGATAAGATAAACAAACTTCCGCCTGAACAACAAAAAGATTTATTAGAACTTTTGTCCCAATATGAATCTGCTAAACGCAAAGAAGATTGTTCAGATAATTTCCTTTCTTTTGTAAAAGAGATGTGGGCTGCCTTTATTGAAGGCTACCATCACAAGATTATGTCTGATGCATTTAATGATGTTAAGAATGGCAAGTTAAAGCGTTTGATTATAAATATGCCGCCCAGACATACTAAGTCTGAGTTTGCTTCTTATCTTTTACCTGCTTGGTTCTTAGGGTGCTTCCCTGATAAAAAGATAATCCAAGTAGCACACACTGCTGAACTAGCTGTAGGTTTTGGTCGTAAGGTTAGAAACCTTGTTGGTTCCGAAGATTATAAAAAAGTTTTTCCCGATGTGGGGTTACAATCAGATAGTAAAGCTGCTGGTCGTTGGAATACCAACAAAGGCGGAGATTACTTTGCGATTGGTATAGGCGGTGCTGTAACCGGTAAAGGTGCAGACCTGCTTATTATAGATGACCCACATTCAGAACAAGAGGGACAAAGTAATGACCCCTCTGTGTTTGACAAGGTGTATGAATACTATACATCTGGTCCCCGTCAGCGTCTGCAACCCGGTGGTGCAATCATTATCGTTATGACAAGATGGCACAAACGGGACCTGACTGGGCAAATACTAAAGTCTTCAGCACAAAGAGATGGTGTTGATGAATGGAAGGTTATAGAGTTTCCTGCAATACTGCCATCTGGTAAAAGCCTATGGCAAGAGTTTTGGGATATAAAAGAATTAGAAAAGTTACGAGCAGAACTACCTTTAGCTAAATGGTCTGCTCAATACCAACAAAACCCTACCGCAGAAGAATCAGCCATCATCAAAAGAAATTGGTGGCGTGTTTGGGAATATGATAACCCCCCGCAATGCGAGTTTATTATACAGTCATGGGATACAGCGTTTTTAAAAACACAGCGTTCTGACTACTCTGCTTGTACAACATGGGGTGTTTTCTATCAACCAGATGATACAGGAGTTACACAACCTAATTTAATACTCTTAGATGCGTATAAAGAACGGCTAGAGTTTCCTGAATTAAAAAAGAAAGCTTTTGAAATGTATCAAAGTTGGCAACCAGAAGCTTTTATTGTTGAAGCTAAAGCTGCAGGTATGCCTTTGATTTTTGAATTAAGGCAAATGGGTATAGCTGTTTCAGAATATACGCCTAGTCGTGGTAACGATAAGATAGCAAGAGTTAATGCTGTTGCTGATTTGTTTGCATCAGGTATAGTATGGGCACCTGAAAGAAAGTTTGCAGAAGAAGTAATAGAAGAATTTGCTGCTTTTCCTGCTGGAGACCATGATGATTTAGTTGATTCATCTACCCAAGCTTTAATAAGATTTAGACAGGGTGGTTTTATTCCTTTATATTCTGATGAAGAAGATGAAGATTTACCGCCAAGAGAAGCCAATTATTATTAGGAGATTAAATGGCAGAAAAACCATTACAGACCCCAGAAAAAAAATTTAAAGATTCTCCTGTAGAAGTTTTAGTAACTAACCCAGATGAAATTGCAATAGCAACAGAAGAGGGTGGATTAATTATAGATTTTGAAGATGGTGCTGAATTAGGAACACCTAACTTTGATGACAATATTGCAGAGTTTATGGAAGAAGCTGAACTGCAATTACTATCAAGTGAACTTGTAGGTTATTTTAATGCAGACAGAGAATCAAGAAAAGACTGGGAAGAAACATATACTAAAGGATTAGACCAACTAGGTTTAAAAATTGAAGACAGAACTCTGCCTTGGCAGGGTGCTTGTGGTGTGTTTCACCCCTTATTAACTGAATCTGTAGTGCGTTTCCAAGCTGAGTCTGTAACAGAAATATTTCCAGCTAAAGGTCCTGTAGATACTAAGATTGTTGGAGATATAGACGAAGAAAAACAATCACAGTCAGAAAGAGTTAAAGATTATTTAAACTATTTACTCACAGAAAAGATGAGTGAATACAGAACAGAAACAGAAAAGTTATTATTTAATTTACCATTAGCAGGTTCTGCATTTAGAAAAATATACTATGACCCTAGTTTAGAAAGACCAGCAAGTATGTTTGTTCCTGCTGAAGATTTTGTAGTTAGTTATGGTGCATCTGATTTAAGCACTTGTGAAAGAGCTACTCATGTAATGAAGAAAGCTACTAATGATATTAGAAAGCTACAAGTTATAGGGTTTTATAAAGATATTGAATTACAAGCACCAAGTAATGAACTAAGTAATATTCAATCTAAGTACAATGAAATTACAGGTTCAAGCAAAAGTTACGAGAATGACCAAAGACATACCATACTTGAAATGCAAGTTGACCTTGATATACAAGGGTTTGAAGACAGGAAAGATGGTAAAGTAACAGGTATAGCCTTGCCTTATGTAGTAACTTTAGATTTAGAATCTGGAGTTATATTGGCTATTCGTAGGAATTATTTAGAAGATGACCCTACTAAAAAGAAAAGAGAACACTATGTTCACTATCAATACCTACCCGGATTAGGGTTTTATGGGTTTGGATTAATACATTTAATAGGCGGTATAGCTAAGTCTGCTACAAGTTTATTAAGACAGTTGGTAGATGCTGGTACATTATCTAATTTACCGGGTGGTTTAAAGTCCAGAGGACTAAGAATTAAAGGAGATGATACTCCTATTATGCCGGGTGAGTTTAGAGATGTTGATGTACCCGGTGGTGCTATTAAAGACAATATTACATTCTTACCTTACAAAGAACCATCAGGAACTTTATATACTTTGTTACAAAACTTAGTAGAAGAAGGCAGAAGGTTTGCTTCATTAGCTGATTTAAAAGTTTCAGACATGAGCAGTCAAGCACCTGTAGGTACAACACTAGCTTTATTAGAAAGGTCTTTAAAGGTTATGGGTTCTGTGCAATCAAGAATACATAACAGCATGAAACAAGAACTTAAAATATTAAGTAAAATAATATTTGATTATGGACCAACTGAATATCCTTATCAGATAAAAGGCAAAGAACTTTTAAAAGAAGACTTTGATGGCAGAATAGATGTAGTACCTGTATCAGACCCTAACGCTTCTACTAAGGCACAAAAAATTATGCAGTATCAAGCAGCCTTACAGTTATCTACACAAGCTCCTGAACTATACAATATGCAAGAGTTACATAGACAAATGTTAGATGTACTAGGTATTCAAGATGCAGATAAAATTGTACCGCTTGAAACTGAGATACCGCCAACAGACCCTGTATCAGAAAATATGAATATGTTGAATGGTAAACCTGTTAAAGCCTTTATGTATCAAGACCATGAAGCACACATTAAAGTTCATATGTCTGCTATGGAAGACCCTAAAATGAGAGAGATGATTGGACAAAGTCCAAATGCTTCTAAGATTTTAGGTGCATTTACAGACCATGTTACAGAACATATTGCATTTCAATATCGTAAAGAAATTGAGAAACAACTTGGTGCACCACTTCCACCACCAGATGAACCATTGCCAAAAGATATTGAGTTGCGTTTATCAGAACTGGTATCTGAAGCTGCAGAAAGAGTATTAGCTGGAAGTAAAGCAGAAGAAAGAGCAGAAGAAATAAACGAAAAACTAGAAGACCCTGTAATACAACAAAGAGAAAAAGAACTAGCTATTAGAGAAGCTGAAGTACAAAGAAAAATGAAAGCTGATGCAGAACGAATAGCACTTGATTTACAGAAAGCTAAATCTACTGAAGAGATAGAAAAAGAAAGAATAGCATCACAAGAACGAATAGCTGGTGCTAAGATTGGATTTGATGCTGCATCAGAAAATGCAAAAATATCTAGCAAAGAACAAATAGAAGGTGCTAAGATAGGCAGAGATATAGCAGAGACATTACTTGATAAAGAAAATTAATGAGTGCATCAGATACAAATTTTATAGAAGCTTTAAGAAAAAAAATTAGAGACCATATGAACGAACACGCTGACCACTTATCAGGTGGTGGCTGCAAAAATTTTGAAGAGTACAGACATTTAACAGGTGTAATTGCTGGACTCGCTATAGTAGAAAGAGATATACTTGACCTACAGGAAATAGCAAATCGTCAACAATGACGCAAGGACCTAGACCTTAATCTAGTGCAAGGAGAAAGAAATGAGTGAACCTGCAAAAGTTGAAACATCAACGCAAAATGCTGATATATCTAAAACAAATGAAGATAAAACAGCAAAACAATTACCAATACCAAAAGGTTATAAAATCTTAATAGCTCTTCCAGAGCCAGAAGAAAAATCAAAAGGTGGAATTATAAAAGCATCTCAAACATTACAAGTTGAAGAAGTTGGTTCTATCGTTGGTTTTATTTTAGAAATGGGAGAAGACTGCTATCAAGATAAAAAACGATTTCCAAATGGTCCTTATTGTAAAAAGGGCGATTGGATTATTATGCGTTCTTATTCAGGTACTAGATTTAAAGTACATGGAAAAGAATTTCGTTTAATCAATGATGACAGTGTAGAAGCTGTTGTTGAAGACCCAAGAGGTATCGTAAAGGTAATTTAATATGAGTGAAAATAACACAGCAAATCAAGAGGTTACGGAAGAAATTCCACAATCTACAAAAGAAGAAAAGTTCTTTGGTGTAAAAACCACCTTTGAAAAAGAACCTAAAGAGGAATCTGTTAATGAGGTAGAAGTAGAAGTTGTAGATGACAGACCTAAAGAAGATAGAAGACCACCTAAAGTTAAAACTTCAACCAACCAAGTTGAAGAAGAAATTGATGGTATTAGTGATAAAGTCCAAAAAAGAATTGATAAAATTAAATACGACTATCACGAAGAAAGAAGAGCAAAAGAAGCTTCTGATAAATTAAGAGATGAAGCAGTAGGCTATGCTCAAAAAATTCAAGATGAAAATAAAAGGTTATCTGCTTTAATTAATAAAGGAGAAGAAGCTTTACTTGGACAAATATCAGCAAAAGCTAGTGCTGAATTAGAACAAGGTAAGTCTGAATTTAAAGAAGCTTATGAAGCTGGTGATACGGATAAAATGTTAGCTGCTAACGAAAGAATTTTATCTGCACAAGTAGATGCAAAAAGTGCAAACGAAAAGTTAAACTACTATCAAAAGCAAACAGAAGCTAGAGAACAGATGCAACAAAATGTTGCACAACAACCACAACAACCACAGCAAGTACAATCGCAACATTCACCGCCTGACCCAAAGGCAGTAGATTGGTTGCAAAAGAATACTTGGTTTGGTAATAAAGAACATAAAGACATGACCGGTTATGCTTATGGGCTACATGAAACTCTCATACAAGATGAGGGCATATATCCTACTAGCGACCAGTATTATCAGGAAGTTGACAAGCGTATGCGTGGAAAATTTCCTGAATTTTTTGGAGAAGAAGAAATATCTGTCGGCAACGAAGAAGTTGTTGAAACTGTGATTTCCAAAAAACCATCGGCAGTTGTAGCACCAGCAACAAGAAATAATGGTGCTATGCCCCGCAAAGTACAGTTGACAGGAACCCAAGTTGCTCTCGCAAGGCGTTTGGGTTTAACACCAGAACAGTATGCCAAACAAGTTGCCAAGGAGGTACACAATGGCTGATAATGAAAAAGTAACTGAAGAAGTTACAAAAGCTGCAAGAGAAACGGAAACCAGAGAAGCTCAATCAAGAACTATGTCTTGGGAACCACAATCAAAATTACCTAATCCAAAGCCACAAGATGGCTGGGTGTTTAGGTGGATAGCTACTGCTGTATTAGGGCAACCTAATAATGTAAATGTTAGCTCCAAATTTAGAGAAGGTTGGGAACCTGTGAAAGCAGAAGACCACCCTGAACTACATTTAATTTGTGATGTGAACTCAGAATGGGCAGATAAAGGTAACATGGAAGTAGGCGGGTTATTGCTTTGTAAAGCTCCTAGAGAGTTAATGGAGCAAAGAGACCAGCACTACAGAAAAGTTGCAAGAGAGCAAATGGAAGCCGTTGATAATAACTACTTAAAAGAAAATGACCCTCGTATGCCTATGTTACAACCAGACCGCAAAACGAGAACTACATTTGGTGGTAAATAACTAAATAATAATTTAGCTAAAGTTTTCTTTTAAAAATTTTAGGAGAATAATATGGCTGCGTCAGCAACCCCAATGGGTGCCGAACCTGTAGGCTGTCTTAGTTCTAATGGTTCCTTTTCAGGAAAAGTTAGACATTATAAGGTAGCTTCCAATTATGGTACTGCTATATTCTACGGAGATTTTGTTAAGCTTGTAAGTTCTGGTACTGTTGAAAAAGATACAGGAACTACAGCTTGTACTCCAGTAGGAGTATTTGTAGGTGTTTCTTACACTGACCCAAATACAAACCAAAAGACATTCTCACAAACATATCCAGCATCAACTGTTGCTAGTGATATTAGTGCGTATGTTCTTGATGACCCTTTTGTTGAAATGAAGATGCAAGGTGATGCTTCACTAGCACAAACAGCATTAGGAAACAATGCCGCTGTTGTACAAACAGCAGGTAGCACAAGTATAGGAAGAAGCAAAAATGCTGTTGATAGCAGTACGATTGCAACAACCAATACTTTGCCAGTTAAAATTATTGAGTTCGTAGAAGGACCCGATAGTGCAGTTGGCGATTCATTCACAGATGTAATTGTTGTCTTTAACGCAGGACACCAATTAACCAATACAACAGGCGTTTAATTTATAGGAGAATAAAATATGGCTATTTCAAGAGCTCAGATGTTAAAAGAACTCCTACCCGGACTAAACGCATTGTTTGGATTGGAGTACGAAAAGTACGATGATGAACACACCATGATTTACGAAACTGAAAATTCTGATAGAAGTTTTGAAGAAGAAGTTCAGTTAAGTGGATTTGGTCAAGCAGTTGTAAAAGATGAAGGTTCTGCAATCACTTATGATTCAGCACAAGAAAGTTTTACATCTAGATACAACCATGAAACCATTGCTTTAGGTTTTGCGATTACAGAAGAAGCAATAGAGGACAACCTCTATGATTCACTTTCTGCTCGTTATACTAAAGCATTAGCAAGGGCTATGGCTTACACTAAGCAAGTCAAGTCTGCTTTCCCACTTAATAATGGGTTTACAAATTCTTTCCAATCGGGAGATGGAGTAAACTTATTTACTGCTAGTGGAGATGGTGTTACTGGTGGGGACGGACACCCATTGGTAGATGGAAGTAAAAACTCTAATAGACCTGCTACTGCAGCAGACCTTAATGAAACATCTTTAGAAGATGCTGTTATTAATATCGGCAATTTTAAAGACCAAAGAGGTTTGAAGATAGCGGCTAGACCTAAGAGACTAATTGTTCCTTCTGCATTGCAGTTTACAGCAACTAGACTTTTAGAGTCGCAGTTTAGAGTTGGTACATCTGATAATGATATTAATGCTATATCCTCTAATGGTGCTATACCAGAAGGATATATGATTAACCATTATCTTACTGATACTAATGCTTTCTTCATCATTACTGATGTTCCTAACGGCATGAAACATTTCAATAGAACCGGAATGGAAACATCTATGGACGGAGATTTTGACACCGGAAATGTCAGATACAAAGCTAGAGAAAGATACTCATTTGGAGTATCAGACCCGCTTGGTATTTACGGCTCACCGGGTTCAAGCTAGAACTTTATGGGGAGCCTTGTGCTCCCCTTTTTTTGTAACTAGGGATATTATTAATTGTCTATCAACTGCCCTAGCAGACTTTGCCAAGATGATAGATATTTTCTTTTAGGAGAAAGACATGGCTAACTCAACCTTTAATGGACCAGTTAGGTCCGAAAATGGCTTTACAGTCATTTCAAAAAATTCAACAACAGGTGCTATTACTACTGAATTTACTTTAGATGGTGATGGTATGAAAGTTACACCTGTAGCTTTAACTGATGCAGATACAACACTAACAGCAACAGCTAATGGTGGTCGTACTAATGTAGTTCCAGCTATTACAGGTAATAGAACTCTTACACTACCAAGTCCTTCCGCTGGTGTTTACTTTAAATTTATTTATGGTGGTGCAGCAGAAGAAACAGAAAACCTTATCATTGATACAGGTTCAGATACTAATTTCTTCTTAGGTGGAATTATACATTTAGATTCTAATGCAGATAATGTTTCTGTTTTTGCTGATGGTAACTCAAACTCCATTCTTACTTTAACTGACTTTGGTTTATTTGAAATTAATATATTAGCTAAAGATAGTACTAATTGGTATATCTGGGGCAACCAAGAAGGTGCTGATGTTCCAGCATTTACTGACCAATCTTAATAGGAGTAAATTATGGCTGATGCAGTAACCTCACAAACTATAATTGATGGCGATAAAATCGCTGTTATGAAGTTTACTAATGTTAGTGATGGCACTGGTGAATCAGCAGTAAAAAAAGTTGATGTGTCTGCCTTAAACTCAAACAGTTTAGGGCAGTCATGTTCTTCAGTTTCAGTAGCAAGAATATATTGGGCTTGTAGAGGTATGGGCGTAAATATAGAATTTGATGCAAGTACTAATGTATTAATTACAGGATTGCCTACTGATAGCACTGGAGATGAATACTATGATTTATTTTCTGGTATTCCAAACAATGCAGGTTCAGGTAAAACTGGAGACATTGACTTTACTACTGTTAGTCATTCAAGCGGTGATACATACTCTATAATATTAGTATTAAATAAAATTTACGAATAGGTGAAACTATGACAATTAAAAAAGAAGAAAATGGACACTTTGAAAATGGCGACCCAGCTTTTGTTATATGGAATGGTGAAGAATTAGTAGCCGGACCATTAAGAGAAAAAGAAGCTGATGCTATGCTTAAAGAACTCAAACCAAAAAAGAAACCAGCTGCAAAAAAACCAGCTAAAAAACCAAAGGTGAAGAAATGAAAAAATCAAAATACAAATCTATGAAAGGTGGTAAGTCCACCAAATATAAATCAATGAGAGGTGGCAGACAAACTAAATCTAGTATGCCGCAAACTTTCAATGAAATTATTAAAAAGAAAATAGGTGGTAAGGTTTAATAATAAATGAGCCGAGCTACCAAAGACTCTCGTTTAAAAAGAGCAGGTGTTAGTGGGTACAATAAACCAAAGCGTACCCCTAACCACCCTAAGAAATCTCATATAGTTGTTGCAAAAGAAGGCAGCAAGATAAAAACTATTAGGTTTGGCGAGAAAGGTGCTAAGACTGCAGGTAAACCTAAGAAGGGTGAGTCTCGTAGAATGAAGATGAAAAGAAAATCTTTTAAAGCAAGACATGGTAAAAATATTAGAAAAGGTAAAATGTCAGCTGCTTATTGGGCTGACAAAGTTAAGTGGTAAAAAAATGACAACAGTTAAAGATGCTTTAAATGCTATAGAAGCACATGAAAGAGAATGTAAAGCTTTATACAAAAGTATAGATAAAAGATTAGAAGATGGTTCAAAGCGTTTTGATAAAATTGAAATGATGATATGGGCTGTGTATCCTTTTATTGTTGCAACTGTAATTACAGCTGGATTTATTTCGTGAGCAGAGCAAAAAAATCTAAGTCAACAGTAAACAAAGCTGGTAACTATACAAAGCCTACTATGCGTAAGCGTATATTTAATAGAATAAAATCAGGTGGTAAGGGTGGTAAACCCGGTCAATGGTCTGCTCGTAAGGCACAAATGTTAGCTAAAGCTTATAAAAAAGCAGGTGGCGGATATAAGTAGATGTCTTATCTTATAAGCAATATACCTCATTTTAAATGTTGGGTTAGAAAAGAATTTACTGCAAACCACGAACAATATCACGGAGAATATTTACACGCTATAGCAATAGCAGTAAACACAATTCCTGATAGGTCTTTATCTTTTCAAGTTGTATTTACAGGCTGTGATGAAGAAGATAATGTGCATGGTGGAGCTATGTGGGCTCGTATGCCTATACAAGCTTTAATAGCAGACATACCTTCTGATACTTGGGGCGAACCAATGGAAGACCATTTAGCACAGCCTTGGGATTGTGAAGCAAGAAATCACTCTGTTGTAGTAATAGATAGAGTAAGTTCTAGTCCTTGGTTATGTAAAATAGATAATAAATTTTATCGTGGCAAATATATGTTTACTGTAGATTACACAGGCAACTCAATAGCTGATTGTCCTGCACAACATAAACAGTCTCATGTATTATATATAACAGAAGATTGTAAATGGAAAGGCAACTTTGTAGCATTACCTAACAATAGAGTAAGAGCAACAAGTCCTGCACTATGGGTAACAGGAGAAGGACCACCAGATTTTACACCATCACAATATTTACATTCAGCAGAAATACATGAAAGTTATTTAAACCCTGATATAACATTTAATAATTTATATAGTGAAGAATTAAACGAGGAAGATTAATGCCATTAAAAAAATCACAAAGGTCTTTAAAAGACTGGGGCAAACAAAAGTGGCGAACATCTGATGGCAAACCAAGCAAAGGTAAAAAAAGATATTTACCTGATAAGGCATGGAAATCTTTAAGTAAATCTGAAAAAGCAGCTACTAATAAAGCTAAAGCAAAAGGAAATAGAAAAGGTAAACAGTTTGTAAAACAACCTAAAAAAATAGCAAAAAAAACAGCAAGGTATAGATAATGGCAACAAGCGGAACTACAGCATTTAATTTAGATTTAAGTGATATTATTGAAGAAGCATACGAGTTATGTGGACTTGAATTGCGTTCAGGTTATGAATATAAAACAGCAAGAAGAGCTTTAGATTTATTATTTCTTGAATGGCAGAACAGAGGTCTTAATCTTTTTAGCGTAGAAGAAGGCACACAAACTTTAACAGAAGGCACAGGAAGTTATACATTAGATAGTAATGTACTGGATATAATAGAAGCTTTTATAAGAACAGATGCTAGTGATGTAAACAAACAAGTTGACCAAACACTTAGAAGAATATCTGTTAGTGAGTATGCACATATAGCTAATAAATTAAATAAAGGTAAACCAAGTTTATTTTACTTTGATAGAAACATAAGTACTCCAGCTATAAAACTATGGTCATCTCCAGATGGTAATGCTACTTATACATTAGTTTATTACTATGTTAAAAAAATAGAAGACACAGGTAATGTAGGAACAAATAATACAGGAGTTCCTACAAGATATTTACCATGTATGACTTATGGATTAGCTTATAATATTGCTTGTAAAAATAATGATGCTTTACAAAAAGTGCCTATGATACAACAAAAATACGAAGAACTATGGAATGATGTTAGCGATGCAGATAGAGAAAGAGCATCAGTAAGATTTGTTCCTTTTAATAATCATATTTAATTATGGCATACGCAGCAGGAAAAAAAGCTTTAGGCACTTGTGATAGATGTGGTTTTACTTATAAGTTAAATGAACTTAGGTATGAAACAGAAAACAAAGTTAGAAATGGTTTAAGGGTTTGCCATACTTGTTATGACCCAGAACAACCACAATTAGATATAAACCTTGTATCAACTATAGACCCACAAACTTTATACGATGCAAGAGTTGATACTGGTGAAGCAAGTTCCAGAGAGTTATTTGGTTTTGACCCTGTAACTGGAACAGGATTAATAATGAATGGAAGCATAGGTAAAGTAACAATAACAATAGGATAATATGACATATTCAGAATTAAAAAGTTTAATACAAGATTATTTGCAAAATACAGAAACAAGTTTTGTTTCTAATATTGCAAACATTATTAAACAAGCAGAAGAAAGAATATTAAAAACAGTAAAGCTTCCTGTCTTTAGAAAAAATGTAGAAGGAAGTTTAGCATCAGGTAATAAATATTTATCTACACCAACAGATTTTTTAGATAACTTTTCTTTATCTATTACAAACTCTAGTGAACAATCTTTTTTATTATTTAAAGATGTAAACTTTATTAGAGAAGTTTATCCTAATGCTTCAACTACAGGTATTCCAAAACATTATGCTTTATTTGATGATACAACTTTTATAGTAGGACCTACTCCAAATGCATCTTTTACAGCTGAACTGCATTATTTTTACAGACCAGCATCTATAACAGCAGGTTCAGATAGCGGTACAACATGGCTATCTACAAATGCTAGAAATGCTTTATTATATGGTTCTTTAATAGAAGGATATATGTACATGAAAGGAGATGCGAACTTAATGCAACAGTATGAAAAAAGATATATGGAATCTATATCTAGGTTAAAAACTTTAGGTGAAGGAGATAATACTGTTGATACCTATAGAGATGATGTTGTAAGAGTAGAAAGAACATAATGTTTAGCGTAGATGTAAAAACAAATATAGGCGACATAGCAGTTAAAACTACTAACAACAAAGGTTTAAGTCCTGAATATTGGACTGAAAGAATAATAGATAAGTTAATTTCTATTAGTGATGGTGCTGACCCAATGGTAAAAGCACAAGCACAAGCATTTAAAGATAGTATGACACAAGTTGTTTTATTATATTTGAAACAAGCTATAGCTAGTGATAGAGCTACTGTAGCAGGATTATTACAAAAACAAGGTCATAAAGATATGGCTGATATTATAAGGAGACTTTAATGGCAATTTCACAAGCAATGTGCACTTCATTTAAACAAGAGTTATTGGTAGGTACACACAACTTTACTGCTACAAGCGGTAATACATTCAGACTTGCTTTATATACAAGTTCTGCATCTTTAGGTGCTAGTACAACTGCATATACAACTTCAAATGAAGTTAGTGGTACAGGCTATACTGCTAAAGGTGGTGCATTAACTAATGTTACACCAACAACTTCAGGCACAACTGCCTTAACAGACTTTGCTGATTTAACATTTAGCACAGCAACTATAACTGCTAATGGAGCAATGATATTTAATGATAGTGCTTCAGGCGACCCAGCAGTTGCAGTATTAGCTTTTGGTGGAGATAAGACTTCAACAGCAGGTGATTTTACAATTCAATTTCCAGCAGCAGATGCTTCAAACGCTATTATAAGAATAGCATAATAGCCTATGGCTAATGTAACAGGTTGGGGCAGAGGTACTTGGGGTCAACTGACTTGGGGCGAACCTATACCTGTAGAAGTTACTGGAGTTGCAGGAACTACTGCACTTGGTAGCGAAACAGTAATAGCAAAAGCTTTAGTTAGTGTAACTGGAGTTAGTGGTACATCAGCACTTGGAAGTGAAACTGTTACAGGCACAGCTAATGTTTCTGTTACAGGAAATGTAGGTACATCTGCATTAGGTAATGAAACAGTTGTTGCTGAAGCCAATACTTCAGTTACAGGCAATGTAGGAACATCAGCACTAGGTAATGCTATAACAGCAGGTGCTGCAGTTACAGGTGTATCTGGTTCTGCTTCAGCTGGAACACTTGGTGATGAGTCAGTTTCTGCAGGAGCTACAGTATCTCCAACAGGTTTATCTGCAACAAGCGGATTAGGAAGTGTAAGTTTAGTTACTAATAATACACTTTCAGTAACAGGACTAGAAGGAACAACAAGTTTAGGTTCTGTAACTACAATAGCAAAAGCTATTGCATTACCAACAGGTGTAAGTGGTACAGGAGAAACACAAACAGTAAATGTTTGGGGTTTAATAGATGATAGCCAAACACCAAATTATAGTAGTATATCTACGACACAAACACCAAATTATAGTAATATAAATACTACCCAAACCCCAGACTGGGAAGAGGTAGCTTAATATAGGAATGAAATATGGCAACATATGTAAATGATTTAAGATTAAAAGAAATAGCAACTGGTGATGAATCAGGAACTTGGGGAACAAGTACTAATACTAATTTAGAACTTATTGCTGAAGCATTTAGTTATGGCACAGAAGCTATAACAACTAATGCTGATACGCACACCACTACAATAGCTGATGGGTCAACAGACCCCGGCAGAAGTTTATACTTAAAATATACAGGTACTCTTGATAGTGCTTGTACTATTACTATTGGACCAAACACAGTATCTAAACTTTGGTTTATAGAAAACGGAACATCAGGTTCACAAAATATTATTATTTCACAAGGCAGTGGAGCTAACATAACTATACCTGCTGGAGATACTAAAGCAATTTACTCTGATGGAGCAGGTTCAGGAGCAGCTATGATAGATGCTTTTGCTAGTCTTAATCTTGTAGATTTAAAAGTACAAGATGATTTAACAGTTACAGATGATATGACTGTTGGTGGTACATTAGGTGTTACTGGAATACTAACTTGTACTGATGACATTATTATTGGAGATGGTAAAACAATAGGTTCTGCGTCAGATGTAGATGCTATGACTATTGCATCAAATGGACAAGTTACCTTTACACAAACTTTAATTGGTACAGCTTTAGACATTTCAGGCGATATAGATGTAGATGGTACATCTAACCTAGATGTAGTAGATATAGACGGAGCTGTAGATGTAGCAGGTATTATTACTACAAGCACACCAGGTAGTAATAATGTAAGATTAGGTGATGGTGCTGGTGCTGCAATAGATAGTGGTGGAACTAGAAATGTTACTATAGGCTCTAATGCAGGTGCTGCAATTACTACTGGTGATTATAATGTAGCTGTTGGATATAATGCTCTTACTGCAGAAGATACAGGAAGCAGGTCAACAGCTATAGGTTATTTTGCTTTAGATACACAAAATAATGATGATGCTAATCATAATACAGCAGTAGGTTTTACTGCTTTAGAAAAAACAACAACTGGTCAATATAATACAGGCATAGGTTCACAAGCCTTAAATGCAAACACCACAGCTTCAAACAACACAGCAGTTGGTTATAATTCTTTATTAGCAAACACTACAGGAACACCAAACACAGCAGTTGGATATACAGCATTAACAGCTAATACTACAGGAGACCATAATACGGCTGTGGGAAGAACGGCTTTATCATCAAATACTACAGCAGATGATAATACAGCTATGGGTTCTAATGCTTTAGCTAGTAATACAACAGGAGCAAGTAATACTGCTTTTGGTAGAGCAGCTTTAGATTCCAACACTACAGCATCTAATAATACAGCAATGGGTCATGATGCTTTAGGAGCAAACACTACAGGTACAGAAAATGTAGCAGTTGGTAAAGGTGCTGGTGATGCACTTACAACTGGTGGTTATAATACAGTCGTAGGAACAGATGCTTTATCTGCAGCTACTACATCAACTTTTAATACAGCCATAGGTAGAAACGCTTTATTGGTTTGTACCACAGGTGCTTCAAACGTAGCTGTTGGTGGTCAAGCACTAGATGCTAATACAACAGCAAGTAACAACACAGCAGTAGGTACTTCTTCTCTTAGTGCAAATACTACAGGCGAAGGAAATACAGCATTAGGTCAAAATACTTTAAGTGCTAATACTACAGGAGGTAATAATGTTGCATTAGGAATTAGTGCTTTATCTACAAATACCACAGGTTCTTATCAAGTAGCTATAGGTAGAAATGCTTTATTAAATTCTGATGGCGTAAATGGAAATGTTTGTGTTGGATATAATACAGGACAAGCTATTACAACTGGTGATGGTAATGTTTTTATGGGGTATGTTGCTGGTGATGCAGTTACTACAGCAGATAACAACACAGGTATTGGATATGCATCATTAGGCTCTACTACAACAGGTGCAGAAAATACAGCTATAGGTCTTAATGCAGGAACATCAATTACCACAGGTGCTAATAACACTATTGTTGGTTCTGGTGTGGGTGGAACAATAACAACAGGTAGTAATAGTATTCTTATGGGTAGAGAAGCAAATGTCAGTAGTTCTGGTAATTCTGAATTAGTTATAGGTAATGCTATTAGTGGTATAGGAAACAACACAGGACTTATTTACCCTCCAGGTGGTGGTAATATGTACCAAGCTACAAATGCAACTACTTGGGCACAAACTTCTGATAAAAGAATTAAAAAGAATATTGTAGATAATAATAATGGCTTAACTAAACTACAAGATATTCAAATAAGGAATTTTGAATATAGAACTGAAGAAGAAGTTACAGAGTTACCAAGTCATTTAGCTGTAAAACAAGAAGGAATACAACTTGGAGTTATAGCACAAGAAATAGAAAAAGTTTTACCCGAAGTAGTTATAACTGAATCTTCTGGTGTAAAAACTGTAAATACTGATAATCTTATTTGGTATTTAATAAACTCAGTAAAAGAACTTTCTACGCAAGTAGATGAATTAAAAGCCAAACTAAATAAAGGAGAATAATATGGCAGTAACAAAAGCAATAACAAAATGTGTTCCGTATGTAAACTCATCTAGTAAAGTAGATAAGTGGGATATAGAGATGACGTATAAGAATGATAGTGAGGGCGATAGCACTTACTATACTTCTACTTTTAATATCACAGTTCCACAATTAGATGATGATGGAAATGCTAACTTTACATTAAAAGCTAAAGGTAGTTGGAGTAATGCTAACTTAGTAGCAATATGTCCTGTATCACAATGGGACGCAGTATTCGCTAGTCAAGTAGATAGCGTTATAACTAACCCACCTACAGTAAGCACACCAGACCAAGCATTTAGCGTACCTAGTTAAGTATGAATGAAGGTGAATTTCAGATTCATACTATGCCTTCGGTATATGTATTAGAAGCACAAATGCCGCAGCAAATGATTGATAATGTTAATGATTATATGGACGAATATAGAAAAGATAAAAATAAAGAATCATTAGCAAAAACTTTAGTAGGGCAAATAGATAAAGGAGAACAATTACTGTTAGACCACAATGATAAAAGAATGGTTGAATATAATAATTTTATCTGTCAGCTTGGTGTTGAATATATTAATCATTTTAGTAGTTCAGGGAATAATTTTAAAAATCCGAAACAAGTTCAGATAGATGAAACTTGGTCAGTACATAGTTACGATGGAGATTACAACCCTATACATGACCACGGCACTAAAACACTTATGGGTATATCTACTACAGCTTGGACTAAAGTACCGCCACAAATAGGTGCAAAAGCTACAGCTAATTCACCTACTTATTCGCTATATAACGAAAGCGGACATTCAGATGGCTGTATAGCATTTCAATACGGACAAGTATCAGTTATAGATAGTGAAAGATTAAAACCAGCTCAATCATTTGTTATGACCCCAGAAGTAGGAAAACTATTAGTGTTTCCTTCTTGGTTACAACACATGGTCTATCCCTTCAAAGGTGAAGGAGAAAGACGAACCATCGCATCTAACTTAAATTGTTTTGATGTGCAACAACCATTGCCTGAAGAAGTGCAATAATGGCAAAAGCCAAGGAGAAGAAAAAATGACAATTCTTAATATACTAATGTGGATTACTGCAATTATATCTATAGCTTCTGTTATAGCAGCAATAACTCCAACACCTAAAGATGACCATTGGTTTAGTTACTTATACAAAGTAATAGATTGGTGTGCTTTAAATGTTTTAAAAGCAAAGGATAAATAATGAGTTGGTTAAGTAATATGTGGGACAAAGTTACTGGAACTGAAAAAGTTAAAGTAAGAACTAGAAACAAAAAAGGTCATTATGTGGCTGATGATAAATCAACACTAGATGTTGATGAAGCTTGGACTACTAAAAGAGTTAAAAGTTCTAGTAAAAAATAATGGCTAAATCACCTGATGCGTTTGTTTATAAAGCTACGCTAGAAAGAATAGTAGATGGAGATACATTTGATTGCTGTCTTGATTTAGGCTTTGATGTAAAACTACATAAACAGCGTGTCAGACTTGCTGGTATAGATACTCCTGAAAGTAGAACTAGAGATTTAGCAGAAAAAAAATTAGGTCTTGCTGCAAAAGAAAGACTTAAAGAACTTTGTATTGGAAGTATAAAAATTAAATCTTTAGGTAAAGGTAAATATGGTCGCATACTAGGAATACCTTATACAGAAGATGGTAATGATATATGTCAAATGCTTATTAAAGAAGGTCATGCCGTTGAATATCATGGAGGAACTAAGACTAAAGTTTGGGGTGATTACTAATGGAATCAGCTGTTACTTTAATTCAAGAAGTAGGCTTTCCGATTGCAGCTGCTATAGGGCTTGGTTGGTTTATATATAAACTTATTATGCGTATTGTAGATGGCATGGAAACTAAACTAGATACTGTTGATGAAAAAGTAGAAAACCAAATAGCAGCAATAGAAGAACGACTAGGCACAAAACTTGATTCACAACATGGAATATTAGTAGCATTGATAGATAGAATAAGAAGTCTTGATAATGAAATTATAAGACAAGATACTTTAATTAAAACTATTTTAGGTGTACCACAACTTATAGATAGTAATAAAATAGCAAAGGCGAATAGAGATGACCAAAGAAAAGATTGACCCAAATGAATTAGAAAAAACTAGAATAGCTATATGGGCTTTTTTTATAGGTGCTATTATGTTTATATCTATTATAGCTATGAATTTAAAAGCAGATACAATAACTTTTAAATTTAAGTCTCCTAGTTTTAATGGTGTTGGTACTAGCTCACATTATTTAACTATAGAAAATCAACAGTACACTCGTAAGCTTACTCTTAAAGAAGAAATAAAAGCTTTACAAGAAGAAATAGAAAGAGAAAAAGAAAATTCTACACTTGCTAGATTTTTGCGTAATTTAGAATCAAGAGTATATGCAGAACTATCAAGACAATTAGTTAATAATCTTTTTGGTGAAACACCATCTAACTCAGGAACAATAACTTTAGAAGGCAACACCATAGAATATACAAGCGATGGCGTAACATTAACACTTAAAATAACGGAAGCAGATGGAACAATTACTGAAATTACGATACCTATTGGTACTTTTTTGTTCTAGTTGTTCTATATTTGACCAGCTTGAAGATACATACGAACAAAGATTTGAAGCACATAACATTGTAAATATATCTGAATTACAATCAGAAGAACTTGCTAATGTACCGCAACCAATATTAAAACCTGTAGTAGCTGTATATCCAACAGCATTTACAGACCAAACAGGACAGCGTAAAAGTAATAGTGAATTTGCTTTATTTAGTACAGCAATAACTCAACAACCAAATGCTTTACTTATAAGAGCACTTAAACACGCAGGTAATGGAGAATTTTTTACAGTAGTTGAACGAGTAGGATTAGACAACCTCACAAAAGAACGACAGCTTATAAGGTCTGCTAGAGAACAAACTTTATCAGATGAAGAAAAAAAGAAAGCATTAAGACCTTTGTTATTTGCTGGAGTCTTAATTGAAGGTGCTGTAATATCTTACGAAACAAATTTAACTACAGGTGGTGTAGGAGCACGATATTTAGGTATAGGCAAAAGCGTACAATATAGAGAAGATAGTGTAGCAATAACTTTACGCATGGTATCAGTAGCCACAGGAGAAATTCTAATAGAAGTAATGACTGAAAAAACTATATTTAGTTATGGTAAATCAGAAGATGTATTTCGTTTTATAGAAGCAGGGACAGAACTTGTTGAAATAGAAATGGGTAATTCCAGAAATGAATCAACAACTATAGCTTTAATGAAGGCAATAGAAAGTGCTGTATTAGAAATAATTAATGTCGGATACGACAGGAGTTTTTGGAAACATGAAAAAATTAAAATTGATAAGCCTGATTGTGATGCTGAGTGCATTGACAATATACGGGGCTGATAACGAAATATATGTAGACCAGTCAGGTACTGGTGCAAATATAGACCTAGAGCAACTAGGTATATCTAATATTATAGGTGGTTTAAATTCAACTGCTGGTAGTTTAAATCCTTTTGATTTAGATGGTAACAGTATGACACTTGATATAAATATGATAGGTGCAACTAATAAGTTTCTTGGCGATATATTTGCTGATAACTTTACAGGTTTTTATGAATTTGATGGTGGCACTAATTTATTTACTATTCAAGTTGACCCTACAGATTCTTATAGTTCAGATGGTTCAGACCAAAATGTTGATGTTACAGGTAGTGGTAATACATTTACTTTAAATCAAGGCACAAGTGCAATAGCAACCAATCTTAATTTAGATTGGATTATTCAAGGTTCTAATAATACAGTTACATCAAATATTAATATTGATGGAGCAACTAACTATATGGATATAGATGGCTCTGATAATACAGTTACTTATACAGGTACAGGTGTTACAGCATCAGCAGGTGGATATTTCTATTTAGACCACACAGGCGGTTCAAGAACTTTTAATATTCAACAACTGAGCACCCAAGATAATGACTGGCTTAAAATTATTTCAGTCGGTGGTACTGCTGCTTCTACTGTTTGTGTCGTTCAAAACGACCAAGGTACAAGCACAAGCTGCTGATATTGGAGATATATCTGAGCTAAATGGTTCAGCACAAATTGTAAGAGATAAACCTTACGAAGCAGATTTAAAGTTTGCAATACAAAGTAATGACGAAGCTATAACAACTGATGGAAGAATGGCTATTACTTTTTTAGATGACTCAATAGTTAAATTAACAGAACATTCACAATTACTTATTGATGAATATATATATGACCCTGACCCATCTAAAACAAAAATGGCTCTTACTTTTGGATTAGGTACAGCTAGATTTATTACGGGCAATCTTAATAAGATAGATAAACAAAACATATCACTTAAAACACCTACTGCAAATATAGCTATTAGAGGGACTGATTTTACAGCTACAGTTGATGAATTAGGGCGTAGCCTTATAATATTGTTACCTGATGCTCTAGGGCTTTCTAGTGGCGAAATAGAGGTAGTTACTGCTATGGGTACTGTTTTACTTAACAAACCTTATGAAGCTACTACAGTAAGTGTATTTGAATCAGCACCATCTAAACCAGTTATATTAGATTTAACGCTTGATGTTATAGACAATATGTTAATTGTTACTCCGCCTAAAGAAGAAGTTACAATAGAAGAAGAAACTACAAGTACAAAAACAGATAGTGTTTTAGATTTTAATGATTTAGATATAGATTATTTAGCAGAAGATTTTTTAAAAGAAAATAATTTAGAGTTTACTGAATTAGATATTAATTATCTTGATGTAAATTACCTAGAAGATTTGTTAAATGTGCTTGATGCATTAGCAATTGCAGAAGAAGAAGACCAGTTAGCACAAGCTACTAGCATACAAATAGCAGGAACATTATTAGGTAAAGACCCTGATACTCAAATTACAACATTAATAACTGGTAATGTTATTAGTTTGAGAAGACAAGTAAATGAAAGTGTTAGATTAGATTTAGATGGTGGAAATATTTATACAGTAATATTTATTCAAGATGGTGTTTCTAATGTAATAAAAGTTAATGGTGGTGGTGATTCAATAATAACTATCACTCAGAGTGATTAAATGAAACGACTAATATTACCTATACTTATAATACTAATGTTACCTTTGTTATTTCAATCTACACCAACAGAAATAATAAAATTAAAAACATTTGATGCTTTAGTAAAAACACCAGAACCATCAGGTAATTTTGTAATACTTAACATTACAGAAGAAGATGTAGAACGAGAAGGTGGTTATCCATTACCTAGACAAAGACTTGCTGAAATACAATTAGATATTATAGGTAAAGGTGCTTTAGGTGTAGGTTGGGTTATATCTTTTCCGCAACCAGATAGAATGGGTGGTGATGAAAACTTTGCAAGGTCTTTAGGTTATGCACCATCTGTTATAGCTATGTTTGAAGATGGCAAAGGTAAATATCCAAAAGCAACAGGAACAGTTATCAAAGGTAATGATATTAGTGGTATAGTATCTTTGGGAGTTAAGGAAAACCTGAACACTCTTAAAAATAATACATTACAGGGTTTAGCCATTGCTCCCATTGAAGTTGACCAACTTGTAAGAAGAATACCTTTACTTGTAAGCACACCTGATAATGAATGGATACCTAGTTTTGGGACACAAATATATAAAGCTTTATTTAATGTTAAGACTTATATTATAAAAACTAATGATAATGGAATATCAGAAATATCAATAAGAGGAATACCACCTGTTAAAACAGATAGTCTTGGTCGCAAATGGATTAGTTGGATAGATACACCACAAACAGATTTAAAAGAAATGGAAGTAAACGGCAAGTTTGTTTTTGTTGGAGTAACAGCTAATGGAGTTATGCCACAAGTTGCTACACCAGTTGGATTATTAGAACCACATAAAATACAAGCAGCATTAGCAGAAAGTATATTAATACAAGATAGTCCTTATATACCTGACTGGGCAATAAGTATTAACCTGTTAATATTTATATTAAGTGTTTTGATTGTTTGGTTTGTATTATTTTATTTTGGAATAACATGGGGAATATTATTAAGTTTATTATCTATGTTTGTTACAGGTAGTATTGGGTATTATTTTATACAAAAAGGTTTATTAATAGATGTTACTTGGAGTTTAATATCTCAATTTATAACAAGCAGTATAGCTTTTTATCTAAGATTTAGAGAACAATATAAACTAAGACAACAAATCAAAAAACAGTTTGAACATTATTTAGACCCTAGACAAGTAAAACAATTACAAGATAATCCAGAATTACTTAAACTAGGCGGAGAAAGAAAGTATTGTACTTTTCTTTTTACAGATGTAAGAGGGTTTACAAGTTTATCAGAGCAGCTAGAGCCAGAAGAAGTTACTGAAATTATGAACAAAGCTCTTACAATACAAGCTGATGCAGTAAAAAAATATGGTGGAATGGTAGATAAATATATTGGAGATGCCATGATGGCAATATTTAATGCACCAATAGATTTACCTAATCACGAAACATCTGCTGTATTATGTGCTATAGAAATAAAAGATGAAATGCAAAAAGCAAATTTAGGTATTGATATAGGCATAGGAATAAATACTGGTGAAGCTGTTATAGGTAATATGGGCAGCAATACTAGGTTTGATTATTCTGCTATAGGTGATGCAGTAAATCTTGCTGCTAGATTAGAAAGTTCTACTAAAGAAGTTGGAGAAGATATTGTTATAGGATATAACACTATTAATGTTAAAAACTTTATTAATACAATAACATTAAGAGAATTAAAAAGTATTTATGTAAAAGGTAAAGAAAAACCTATTAACATATATACAGTATATTAGGAGTTTTATGAAAGGTTTATTAAAAAATATAGTAGGTGCAGTTGCACCAACATTAGGCACAGCAATTAGTGGTCCTTTAGGCGGAATGGCTATGGGTAAAATAGCAGAAGTATTAGGCGTATCTAATGACCAAAAATCTGTACAACAAGCAATACAAAATGCCACACCAGAACAAATGATGGAACTTAAAAAAGCTGAACAAGAGTTTGAAGTTCAAATGAAAGAACTTGATGTAGATGTATTTAAGTTAGAAGTAGCAGACAAACAAAATGCTAGAGGTATATTTAGTAAAGATTGGACTGCTCGTATTATAGGTTTATTTACTATAGGTGGATTTCTTGGTTACATATTTTTAGTAACACTACAACCACCTGAACAAAACTCTGAAGCATTAATTAACTTAGTGTTAGGTTATTTAGGAGGATTAGCAAGTGCAATTATTTCGTTCTATTTTGGAGCATCTCACACCAGCGACAAAGGAGAGTAACATGAACATATCAAAAGAAGGTATAAACTTAATTAAAAAATTTGAAGGTTGTAAACTTGAAGCTTATAAATGTGCAGCAGGAGTATGGACTATAGGTTATGGTTCAACTCATGGTATATCAGAAGGTATGAAAATATCACAAGAAAGAGCAGATATGTTATTACTTGAAGATATAGAAAAATTTGAAAAAGCTGTAAACAAAGCAGTTAAAAGAGCTATGGTTCAATGTCAGTTTGATGCTTTAGTTTCTTGGACTTTTAATCTTGGTGAAAGCAATCTTAATTCTTCTACTATGTTAAAAAAATTAAACAATCAAGAATACGATGAAGTAATTCCACAAATGAAAAGATGGAACAAAGTCAATGGTCAAGTTAAACAAGGTCTTGTAAGAAGAAGAGAAGCAGAAGCTTTACTGTATGAAGGTAAAGAATGGCATGAGGTATAACAATGCCTTTTGCAAAGTTTGTATTTAAACCGGGAATAAATAAAGAAGGAACTAATTATTCTAATGAGAATGGTTGGTTTGATGCAGACAAAATTAGATTTAGAAAAGGCAGACCAGAAAAAATAGGTGGTTGGGAAAAATATTCTTCTAATACTTTTCAAGGAACTTGCAGAAAAATCCATGTATATAAAGATATAGAACAAAGCCAATATAAAATATTAGGTACACATAAAAAACTTTATGCATTACAAGGAGATGTGTATAACGATATAACTCCAATTAGAAGTACAACATCTGCAGGAGATGTAACTTTTGCAGCAACTAATGGAAGTTCAACAATTACAGCAACCGATACTTCTCATGGTGCAGTAACAGGAGATTTTGTTACATTTAGTGATGCTGTCAGTTTAGGTGGTTTAATAACTGCAGCTGTACTTAATCAAGAGTATGAAATAGTTTCTATACCTACTGCTAATACATTTACATTTGTAGCCAAAGATACAAGCGGAACTGAAGTAACTGCAAACAGTAGTGATAGTGGCAATGGTGGTAGCTCTACAGTTGGTACTTATCAAATTAATATAGGACTAGATGTTTATGTATCATCAACTGGTTGGGGTGTAGATACATGGAGTGCAGGAACATGGGGTTCTTCAACAGCTTTATCTTTAACCAATCAATTAAGATTGTGGACAATAGATAATTTTGGAGATGATACTATAGCAGCACCTAGAGGTGGACCTCTATATTACTGGGACGAGTCTAGCGGTTTGGGAACAAGAGCAGTATTAGCTAGTAGCAGAAGTGGTGCAAGTAATACACCAGTTGCAATATCTCAATTATTAATGTCAGATGTTGACCGCCATGTTATAGCATTAGGTTGTAATCCTATAGGTTCATCTACGATTGACCCTTTGTTAGTAAGGTTTTCTGACTCAGAAAATGCAGTAGATTGGACACCAACAGCAACAAATTCTGCTGGTGGTGTAAGACTATCTACAGGAAGTTTAATAGTAGGCGGTTTACAAACAAGACAAGAAATACTTATATGGACAGATGTAGGTGTAGTTTCAATGCGTTTTGTTGGACAACCTTTTATATTTAGTTTTAATGAAATAGCAACAGGTATGTCTTTAATATCTCCAAATGCTGCAGCTACTGCAGGTGGAGTAGTTTACTTTATGGACGATGGAGCTTTTTACCAATACGCAGGTTCAGTACAAAAACTACCATGCACAGTATTAGATTATATATTTAGTGATTTTAATAAAGGACAAGCTTATAAAGTTTTTGCAGCACCTAATCCTAAGTACAATGAAATTATTTGGTTTTATCCTAGTGCTAATTCAACAGAAATAGATAGATATGTAACCTATAATTATTTAGAAAGTATTTGGAGTATAGGAACAACAAACGATGGTTTTGTAAGAACAGCTTGGAATCCAGCTTATAGTTTAGATTATCCTATAGCTGCTAGTAAAAATGATAGCTCTGGTTTAAATTATTTATATAATCAAGAGTTTGGTTGTTTGGCAGATGGAAATGGATTTACTGCTTTTATAGAATCATCTGATTTTGATTTAGACCCAGCAGGAGAAAACTTTATGTATATGTCTAAATTAATTCCAGATTTAGAATTTAGAAAATCATCTGATACAGGCAACACAGTTGATTTTATAATTAAAGGTAGAGACTATCCTTTGCAAGATTTATCTACACTATCTACAACATCTGTTACATCTAGTTCTACATTTACAAACATAAGAGGTAGAAGCAGACAAAGTGCTATAAGAGTAAGTAACTCTAGTGGTAATTTTGGTTGGAGATTAGGCGATATAAGATTAGAATTAAAACAAGATGGCAAAAGATAATGGCAGATAAAAGTGCAATACCCTTACCTATAACAACTCCTGAATATGAAGAGTTAAATGAATCTATTACTAGAAGAACAATAGAACAAACTTTTCAAGATATAAATTCAGATATAGGTAGCTCTAAAAGAAAACAAGATAGTGTAAGCAGTAAAGCTACAAGAAGACATCAATTTTTATTAATGGGAGTTACAGGTGGCTGATAGTTTAAAAGTATTAGGACAAGTTGACCCAGCAGCTACAACTACTACAGTGCTTTATACTGTACCAGATAAAACCCAAACAACAGTAAGTTCTATAGTAGCTGCAAATAGAACAGGCTCTGCAATAACATTTAGACTAAGTGTTCATGTTGGAGGAGCAGGTGCAGATGATAAACAATATCTTTATTATGATAAATCTGTAGCAGCAAACGATTCATTAACTATTGTAATAGGTATAACCCTTGACCAAACTGATGTATTAAAGGTTTATACCAGTGCAGTAGATATGAGTTTTAATATATTTGGTTGTGAAACAACCGAGGAAAGATAAATGGATATAAGACAACAAACCAAAAATGTAGCAGCACAAGGTCGTTATGGCGACAATATGTTACTTCATGTTAATCCTGTAGAAATGCAAGGGTTAGCATCTGTTATGCCATTAACAAAAAATCCACAGACAGGACAGCCTGAAGCTTTCTTACCTTTTTTAGCACCGCTATTAGGTAGTATGGCTGGTACTGCTTTATTTACAGGATTAAGTCCAGCAGTTGCAGGAGCAATAGGTTCTGGTATAGCTAGTACAATTCAATCAGGAGATTTAAAACAAGGCATTATATCTGGTTTAACAGGATATGGTTTAGGTAAAGCATTTGGTGCTGCCGGTGTTGGAGAAGCTGGTAGAGCTGCTACTGATGCAGCAACAAGTGGAATGGGTACATTACCAACAGCAGAAGTAGTTGCTGATGTAGCTGCAGATTCATTTGGAGCAGGAGCAACAGGTGGAATGGGTACATTAACAGGAACAGAAGTTGTTGGTGGTGCTGGTATTGGAGGTGGAATGGGAGCAACAGGTGGAGTGGGTGCATTAACAGGAGCACAAGGATTAACTCCACTACCAGTAGATGCAACTGGTGCTGTAGCTGATGCTACTACAGGCGGTATTGATGCTTTTGCATCTCAACTAGCTAAACCTAGTTCATTTTTACCAGTTGCTATGGGAGAAGGAACTATAGGTACTATGCAAGCACAAGAAGATTTTGAACAAGCTATGAAAGATTACGAACTTAATAAACAAAAAAGAGAAGAAGAACTATATGCTATGTATCCAGAGCAAATACCAATGAGTAGTCCTTATTACTATGGTAAAGAAGGCGGAGTTATTGGTATGCAAAAAGGTGGAGAAGTTCTTGATGATGAAGAAAGAAGTGTAAGTTTTCTTCCCGGAAAAGGAAGATTAAAAAGACCTCCTATAGATAGATTGCCACCACCACCACCACCACTACCTACAGGTAGTTTTGAAGCTGCCATGTCTGGTGGTCTTGATGCTTATTACACACCACCTAAACAACTATCTGCTCCAGTAACAGCAGAGTCTGTGCCTGTAATAGACCCAATGACAGGTACAGCTATGTTAGATGAAGAAGGAAATCCTATACCATCAGGACAATTTAAACCATCTGCTAATTACAGACCCGGTATTGACCCAGAGTTTAACTACTTACCCGGTGGTAATAGAAGTGCTTCATCTTTAACAGGTTTAGGTAATTTTCTTGGACAAACAGGAATTGATTTTGGTGGAGTAAATCCTTATATGGCAGCTAATTTATTTAGCAATCCTAGAATGGAACAAGCACTTTTAGATATGATGGAACCTAATCAAAGAAATATTGCTCCTGATAGACAAAATTATGCTCCAAACAGAGGTGGTAAAATACAATATGATAGAGCTATGAAAGAATATAATGCTTCTCCTATGTTAGATGTTCCTATGAATATAGATATGAGTAGTTTATATAATCAACCTTATACTCCTGTTAATAATCCTATGATAAATATGGGCGATGATTTTATGTCTATAGATAGAATGGGTAATGATATGAGAGATATAGGTATGCCTATGTCTATGGTAGAACCCGACCCAAGTTTAGCAGCTGCAGTTATAGCCCCACCTATGGCACCACCTAAACCTTTAGGAGAAGATGTACCATTTATACCACCAGCAATGCCACCAATACCACAAAGGGCACCAATACCACCAATGGATACAATAGTTCCTCCAATGCCAAATGAGTTATCTGTTCCATTTACACCACCACCAGTAGTACCGCCAGTACAAAATCCTTTTATACAATTACCAACACCACCTATGCGTGATGATTTTATGTCTATAGAAAGACTAAGTGATTTTCCTTTAAGAATGGAAGAAGGTAAACAAATACCTGATGATGCAAAAGGATTACAAGCTTTAGCTAAAACAGAAAAAGGTAAAGATGTAGTAAAAAGTATGGGATTTGAGTTTGACATGGGTGGAATGACACCTAGCCCAGATGAAATACAACAATTACAAATGGCTGTATTAGGACAAATACCAAATAACAATGAAGTAATTTCTATGTTTATAGATAGATATGGTAATGAAATGTTTATGATGATAAGAGAACAAATACTTAATCCAACAGGAAATGCACAAACACAAGGAATGATAGAGGGTATGGGCAGTGGAATGGACGACCAAGTATTAGGAATGATTGGTAGTCAACAACCTGTAGCTGTATCTCCCGGTGAGTATATTGTTCCAGCAGATGTTGTATCAGGATTAGGAGATGGTTCTTCTGATGCAGGTGCAAAAGAACTTGATGGTTTATTAGATAGAGTTAGACAAGAAAGAACTAATACTACTAAACAACCAAAAGAATTAAACAAAGGAAAGGTGTTACCTAAATGAATAATGTAGCTAAGATAAAAGAAAATAATACTTATAAAGTAAATAATAATTATATTGTTACATTAGTTCCTCATCACTATATGGAAACTATTTGGAATGATGTAGAAAAATATTTACAAAAAGCAGTAAAAAGGTCTAAAGGAAGATGGACTATAGACTATTTAAAAAATGCTATTAAACAAGCAGAGCAACAGCTTTGGGTAGTTTTTACAGAAGAAGATAACGACATAGTAGGTGCAGCTACTACTGAATTTGTTTATTATCCTAATAGTAAAAAAGTTGCAGTTCAATATTTAGGTGGAGAAGACTTACCTGATTGGGCATGGAATTATTTAAAAACAATAGAAGCTTGGGCTAAAGATAATAAATGTGATGGTATAGAGTGCACAGCTAGATATGGTATGTGGAAATGGCTAGGCAAATCTAATTGGGAAAAGTCTTATACAATTTTTGAAAAGAGGTTTAATAATGGGTAAAGGAAGAAGCGGCAGCAGTGCTCCACAACAAACAGAAGTAACACAAACAACTACTAACTTACCAGAATATGCTGCACCATATTTTACTAGGTTATTAGGTAGAACTGAATATGAGTCTTTAAATCCTTATAGAACTTATACAGGTCAAAGACTAGCTGAACAAAGTCCACAGGCACAACAAGTAGCAGCTAGACAAACAGCTTTAGGATTAGCTGGTGCACCTAGAGAAATGGCAGAAGCATCACAGTTAGCTAGAACAAGTGTAGTAAATCCACAAAGATTTGACAGTGGAATAGCTAGTATGTATATGAATCCATTTGAAAATTTAGTAACTGGTGCTGAAAAACGAGAAGCAAGAAGAGCATCTGATATAACTGGAGAACAAATAGAATCAAGAGCTGCACAATCAGGTGGTTTAGGTGGTTATCGTGAAGCTATACTTCAAGCTGAACGACAAAGAAACTTAGGTCAACAGCTAGGCGACATAGAAGCTAGAGGACAAAGAGATGCTTTCTCACAAGCACAACAACAATTTGAAAGAGATAGAGCTAATCAGTTAAATGCTTCAAGACAACAGTTAGCATCTGCAGAATTTTTAGGAAGACAAGCTCCAATGCAACAGAAGTTAGCTTTTGATAGATTATCACAAGCACAACAAGCACAAGAAGTAGGAAGAAACTTTAGACAAGCTGGATTAGATATGGGCTATAAAGATTTCTTAAACCAGATAGCTTACCCAAGACAACAACTAGGATTCTATGGACAAATACTACAAGGCTTACCAGTAACACCGGGAACACAAATTTCACAATATGCACCTAGTCCATCAAGTACACAACAGTTGTTAGGTCTTGGTTTAGGTGGGTTAGGTTTATACAAAGCTTTACAAGGCGGAATGGGATAACAAATATTAAAGGGTTAATACATGAATATAATACAACTAGAAGATAATTTAAAAAGCTTACCAGATAGTAATTTACAAAATGAAATGACTAATCCTACTGGTATGTTTCCGCAGTATTTAGTTATGTCTGAAATACAACGAAGAGAAGAAATGCGTAAAGACTATGAAGGTCGTATGGCAGCTAATGAAAAAACCCCACCACTTCCATCAATGCGTGAGCAGATGATGGCAGGTATAACTCAACCACAACCCCCTGTGCAGGACAGCGGCATAGCAGGACTACTACCAGCTCAACCACAAGGAGCACCAATACCACCAGCTATGTCCGCTGGTCCTGATGTTATGCCTATGTATGGTGGTGGAGTTGTTGGTATGAATGTTGGCATGGAAGTACCTAATATTTACGATAAAGAATATGAAGATTATTTAAAAAAACTAGCATTATTAGAAGAAAAAGAAGAATCTCTTTATGAACAATTAATGGCAGAACAACCTGAAAGAATAGAAGAAGAAAGAAAGTTTGGACAAGGTATGGCTCTTTTAAGAGCAGGTATTGCTGTAGGTACATCAGCTACACCAAAAGATTTAGGAAAAAATTTAGAAGCAACTATAAATAGTTTAGATGCAACTAATAAATCTATATCTGCAAAAAAAGATAAATTAACAGAATTAGAACTTAAAAAATCTTCTCTTGATGTTAAACGATTAGGAGACACATTAGATAAACGAACAAATATATTAAGTAAAAAAGATACAGCTGAAAGCATGAAAGATATGTATAAATCTACTGCGGTAAAAACTGCAGAATATTTACAAAGTTCAGAAGGTCAAGATTTAAAATTAAATAATCCTACTTTATATCAATCTGTTATGGATAGTTTAAATAAATCTTCTGCTGGAAGTGATTGGTTTACAAGAGCAAAAGCAAATCAAGGTCTTAAAATATTAGATGAATACCAAGGTCCCAATATGAGTGTTTTGTTAGATAATGAAATAAGAAAATTGTATGACGACCCTGATATGGTAATAGATTCTAAAATAAGAGAAAAATATTTAAACGACAAAGTACAAAAAGAAATTGAAAGTCAAATAAGTATTCTTATAAATGCAATTCCAGAGCTTAGTAGCATGGTAGCTCCTACAGAACTACAATATTCTGGAGGAGTGGTCGGTAAATCAGTACAAGATTTTAATGACATAGTTAAAATATTAAATGGCTAAGTTAGTTACGACAAGCAATGGAACAGTATATGAGTTGCCTGATGAAGCAACAGATGAAGATGTTCAAGCATTTTTAGAAAGACATAATAAACTTATGTCAAATCCCGAAGAGTTCTCTTCACAAACCCCAAATGAAAAAAAACCTATATTAGATATTTTTAAACAACAAAGCGAAAATGTTTTTAAAGAATATAAAAAAGATTTACCTTTTTCTAAAGAAGATACAGTTATTCAAGAAAATGAAGATTTATCTATGACTGAAAAAATACTTACTGTAAATCCATTTAATATGTATAGAGAACCACAAAAGTATTTTGCATTTGAAGCTGCAAAACTTGGATTAGATATAGGAAAAGGTGTTCAAAGAAAAGGAACAGAAGAATCTTTAGCACCTAAATATGAAGGTGAAGGTGCTTGGTTAGCTTCAGAAACTTCAGGAGATTTTAAAAGAAGTAATATTAAAAATCTTGTACAGCAAAGTTTAAGTGAATTAAATGCAAGGGGCATTGAAAAACAAAAAGTAAGAGACGAAGAAACATTTAGAGAAATAAATGAAGATTATGTAGCATTATCTAATAAACCAAATAAAACTGATGAAGATATAGAAAGATTAAATTTACTTAATGATTTAATATTTGGAAAAAAATTATCAGATAAAGAACAAAAAATTGCAGAAGAAGAATATTTAAATACTATACCAACAAATATAAAAGAATTTTTTACATCATCTAAAGATTATGGAAGTTTATTGCCTAGAGGTACTAGAGCATATGATGAAGATAATCCAATTACTACTCCAGATGATTTAATAGTAGATGCATATAGCCAACAAAAAA